AAACTGTTGATTGGAATCACAACTGCAGGTTCCAACATGAATAGTTTCTGCTATCAAAGACTGCAATATTGTCAAAAGATTTTATCCAAAGAGGTTGATGATGAACAGTATTTTATTTTCATCACCAAGGCAGATGACCCTGATGATTACACCAACCCAATTGAACATGAAAAAGCTAATCCAAATTATAATGTGACAATCAGGGCACAAGACATTCTTGCCGAATCATTACAAGCACAAAACGACCCATCTGCAAGATCAGAGTTCTTGAATAAGTCATTGAACATTTACACCAACACCATGTCTGCATATTTTGACATTGGTGAGGTTCAGGCATCTGATGAGGATGCAACCAAAGAATTGAAAAAGAAATTGAACATCCCTGAAAATCAACCCATTCCAATTGACACCATTGCCAAATTGAAAAATGTTCAATGGTTTGGTGGTGCCGATCTTTCAAAGATGTTCGATTTAACAGGGGTTTGTATTTATGGCAGATATGATGATATAGATATCACCATCACACATGGATTCATTCCAATCACACAAGCAAAAGCAAAAGCAGATGAAGACAACATCCCATTTTTTTGGTGGAAAGATCAAGGATGGTTGACCATGACAAACAGTGAATTGGTTGACTATGATCAGGTTGTGAAATGGTTTGTTGAAATGAGAAACAAAGGATTCAAGATCAAAGAGGTTGCATTTGATAAATATAATTCAAGGGATTTTGTCAGATCAATGGAAAGACAAAAATTCAAAATGGCAGAATCAGGACAACAGTTTTGGAAGAAATCCGAATCCTTCCGAGAAATTGAAAGAAAGATCAAGGAAAGAAAATTCACATACCTTTCATCAAAAGCATTTGAATATTGCATTTCAAATGTCAAAGCAACAGAAGATGCAGAAGAACGAGTGAAGTTTGAAAAGGTTGGGGATAATTTCAGAATTGATCTTTTTGATGCATCTGTTGTTGCAGTGAAACAGGCAATTATTTCACGTGACAAAAACAAAAAGATCAACACATGGTTCTGATTGTGAAAGGTGGTGAATGTGATTGTTTGGGAAAAAGAAAATGAAGAAAAGAGAAACACCTGTTGGATTTTGGTTGCAAGGTGCAGATGCAAAAGATATTTTATTGCCCCAAGGATATATCCCTATTACAAAAAATGATGAGGTAAAAAAGTGCATCCACAAGATTGCAGATTTGGTTTCATCCATGACCATCATGTTGATGGAAAATGGAACTGATGGGGATATCAGATTGAAAAATGAACTGTCAAAAAAGATTGATGTATATCCAAATAATTTCATGGTAAGAAAGAATTTTATATACAAAATTGTATCAGACATGATTGCCACAGGAAACAGTGTGGTGATGCCACAAGTTCAGGATGGACTGATTGACAACCTGAATATTTGGGATATCAACAGGGTTTCATTTTATGGTGATTATGAAAAGTATTACATCACATATAAATTGCAAAATTTTGACCCTGATGAGGTTTTGCATTTTGTTTTGATTCCTGATGATCTGATGCCTTTCAAAGGGCAGGGATTCATTCCAATCATCAAAGACACCATTGCAAATTTGGTTCAAGCTAATACAACCAAAACAGGATTCCTTCAAAGCAAATGGAAACCAAGTTTGATCATCAAAGTGGAATCAGATGCAGAAGGAATGCAGGTTAAGGAAGAAAGAGAAAAGATTTTGAACAGTTATGTTGGAGACACAGACAGTGGTGAACCTTGGATTGTACCTGCATCAGAAATTGATGTGAAAGAAGTCAGACCCCTTTCCCTGCAAGATTTAGCAATTCAGGAATCCATTGAACTTGATAAAAAGGCAGTGGCATCTGCATTTGGGGTTCCTGCATCCATGATTGGGATTGGTGCATTCAATAAAGATGAATACAACAATTTCATCAGTTCAGTGATTATGCCCATTGCAAAAGTGATTGAACAAGAAATGTCAAAAAAATTGGTGTACAAACCATCATGGTATTTCAGATTCAATGCAAAATCCCTGATGCAATATAACCTTGCAGAAATGACAACCCATGTGAAAGAAATGGTTGCAGGTGGGATGATCAACAGGAATGAGGGCAGGAATGCATTTGATTATTCACCTGTTGATGGTCTAAATGAATATGTGGTTCTTGAAAATTATATTCCTGTTGCAGATGTAGGGAACCAAAAGAAATTGAAAGGTGGTGATGGACAAAGTGAATAGAGAAAAAAACATCCGAGATTTTAAAACATCTTTTAAAATCACACGTGATCAACAAACCCCTGATGAAAGAGTGATTGAGGGTTATTTTGCATTATATGAATCTGAAACTGAATTGTGGCAAAACTCTTTTGAGATTATAACTAAAGGGGCATTTGATAACACACTTTCAAAAAATGATATCAGGGCATTATGGAATCACAACACACAATATGTTTTGGGCAGAAACAAAAATGGTTCCCTAGAATTAAAGGCAGATGATAAAGGTTTGTTTGCAACAATCAAACTGCCCAACACACAATATGCAGAGGATTTATATCAATTAGTTTCACGTGGTGACATTGATCAAGCATCCTTTGGATTTAATATCATAGATGAAGAAATTGAAGAACTTGCAAGTGGTGGATATAGGTGGCGAATAAATGAAATTGATTTGCATGAAATTTCTGTTGTCACATTTCCTGCCTATGAAAACACCACAGTTCAAGCAAGGGAAAAACAAGTTCAACAATTGGAACAAAGAAAACTGCAAGAAAAGAAAGATGCACTATCAAAAAGATTGAAGGGGTTGAACAAATAAATGTTAAAACAATTAAAAATTCAAAAGGCAATTGAAATCAAAAGAAACAAATTGAAAGAACTTCAAACAAAAATGGATGCCATTCTGAAAAGATCAGAAGACACACAAAAGGCATTGGAAGAATCACAAACAGAAGAAGACATCAAAACGATTGAAGCAGAAATCACTGAAATTGAAAAAGAACAAGGTGATGTTGAAGTTGAGAAAAAAACAATTGAAGCAGAAATCACTGAACTTGAAACAGAATTGGAAGATGTAAAAGAAAGAGAATCAAAAACAACAAAGCAAAATCAGAAACGTGAAAAAGGGGTTGAAGAAGGAATGAACAGAATGCAAGTAAGAGAATTATTGAAAACAGGGGAATACTACAAAAGAAGTGATGTTGTTGAGTTCTATGATAAATTTAAAAATTTACGAGCAGTGACAGGTGGGGAACTATTAATCCCTGAAATCATTGTGAATCGTATCATGGACATTCTTGGTGACTATTCAAACATCTATAAACTTGTTGAAAAAATCCAAGTAAAAGGAACTGCAAGAATCCTGATTGATACAGACACAACACCTGCCACATGGGTTGAACAAAATGCATCACTACCAACAGGAGATGTTGGAACACTTGCATATTTAGATTTTGATGGATTCAAGGTTGGTAAAGTGACTTTTGTGGATAATTATTTATTGCAGGATTCAGTGATCAATCTTGACCAATATATTGTTTCAAAAATTGCAAGAGCAATTTCACTTGCACTTGAAATTTCTATTCTTTCAGGAACAGGACTTGCAGGGAAACAACCAACAGGAATCCTTCCATCTATCCCTGTTGATAACAAAGTGACTGTTGCAGAAGGTTCACCAATGGCAGACTATGTGAAACCAATTGGATTGATTGACACAGGTGATGATGTTGTTGGTGATATTACTGCAGTAATGAGAAGATCAACCTATTATGCATATTTCCTTGAATTATCCATCAATGTCAATGCAAATGGTGAATGGGTTGGGAAATTGCCAAACCTAACAAGACCCGACATTTTGGGAATCCCTGTTGTGTTTTCAAACCATATGGATGCAGACACAGTTCTGTATGGTGAATTTGACAAATACACACTTGTTGAAAGAGAAAACATTTCAATTGACAACAGTGAACATGTTCGATTTGTTGAAGATCAAATGGCATTCAGAGGAAAAGGAAGATTTGATGGGAAACCAACAAAACCTGATGCCTTTGCACTTATAACAATTACACCTGCAGTTTAATAATCAGTTTCATGTGAAACACTTTTAACATAGATTCCTGCAAATAAAACAAAAAGGAGAATCAGAAAATGAATGAAAACCAATCGAACAATCAAGCGAATGTTGGGCAACAAAGCAATCAGACGAATAATGAAACGATCAATCAAATGGTTCAAGAACAAAATGAACAAAAGACAGTGGTGAATGGAAAAGTTGTTTCATTAAAACAGGCACAAGAAATGGAAGAACAATTCAACAAGCAAAACAACCAAACAGGCATTCAAGCACATCACGATAATTCAACAGAATCAGTTCAGGCAGGACAAACTGCACAAAATTATCAAGCACAACCACAAGCAGAACAAAACATCAAAAGTGTAAATGTTCAAAGTGGACAAACACATCTGTCATCACAAACACAACAACAAGCAAAATCACAAGCACAATCAAATGTTCAAGCACAAGAAACCATCCAAAGTTCTGTTGATGCAAGAGCAAAGGCAAAAGCAAAAAAGGAACAATAAATGGACACACTGTTGAACCTTTTGAAACTTGATTTGGGCATCACTCATAATTTGAGGGATGCCTTTTTCCTTCAATTGTTGGATGGAACAATCAAGGAAATAGAAAGAAGGGGAATCATTGTTGATAAAAATAGTGCAGATGATCAAATGTTGGTTGTTGATTATGCTTGTTGGGTTTATCGAAAAAGACAAGAAAACATCCCCCTTGCAGATAATATTCAACATAGGATAAGAAACAGAATCATCAAAGAAAGGATTGCAAAACAAAATGCCATTGAATAGTAGTATTGGAAACAATAAATTCATTTCATTGGATGATATCTGCAATCTGATTTCCCAAACATCCACACAGGATGAATTGGGGCAACCAATTATCACAGAAAACTTTCACATGGTGTTCTGTTCAAAACTATCCATAACACGACAAGAATTTAATGTGGCAGGGCAACAGGGATACAAACCTGAAATGATGTTGGTGATTGATTCTGATTCTTATGATCAGGAAAAGAAATTGGAATATCACAATAAAAAATATAATGTTTACAAAGTATTTATGAGATCAGATGGATTTACAGAATTGTATTGTGAAGTGAATCTGAATGACTAATATAAATGATTTGAACAGAGAGATCATGGAACAACTAAAATATTATGCCAATGATGTCAGGGATAAAGTTGAAACTGCAATGAGTGAATCCGCAACAACCTTGAAAAAAGATATTGGAAAAGATTCACCAAAGAAAAGACCATCCTATGCAAAAGGGTGGAGAATCAAAAAGACCCCAAAGAAATTGGTTGTGTACAACAAGACAGATGGAAGTTTGACACATCTTTTGGAACATGGGCATGTGATGAGAAATGGTGACAGGAATGCAGGGAAACCACACATCCGACCACATGAAGAAAGAGTGATCAGGGATTATCTGAAAAAGATTGAAAGGGCAATTGAAAGATGAACCTAATTGAATTAAA